ACATCGGCACCGATGCCCCGCAGGCACGGCGTCTCGAGTACGGGTTCTGGGATATGATCGACAAGCTCGGCCGGCACTTCATGCAGTATCCCCGCCCGCACTGGCGCCCGACATGGGATGCAAACCTCGACCGGTACGTCCGGATCATGATGGCAGCCCTGAACGGGGATGCAATGCCGGAATGGGTGGATTACGGCGCGGAAAAGCGGGAAGACCTGTCGGATATGATGGCCGGAGCGTCAAACTTCGGCATCTCCATCCCGAGAGCAACCCGTGCAAAAAGGCCCGCAAATATCTGGTCGAAAGTATCGACGACATACCGGAGATCGAGCCCGGGTAGAAGTGCGGTGAAGAAATGAAAGACGTCGTTCTCGCCATCATCACCCGCCTGAAATCCGACCCGGCCATCGAAGAGATCGTAGGCGATCAGATCTTTCGGGCAAGACTCCCGAGCAAACCCGCTTTCCCGGCTGTAGTCGTTTCCCGGGTGAGCATCAAACGCCTGAATGAAACCCATAACCGGGCCGGTCGCGGACAGACACGGATCCAGTGCACCGTACTCGCCCAGGGTGATACCGGTGACAGTATCGCAGACAACCTGTCGGAACTCATTGCCGACAGTCTGAACATGGTCACGGACACCTACCTGCACCCCGGGGTATTCGTGATCAGCATATCAGATCAGGGGGCCCGGCCGGATAACGACCAGAACCAAAACATCTGGCTCTATTCCCGGGATTTCATCGTGAATCACAACATCTGAAAAGGAGGGAACAATGTCGAATGAAGTAATTTCAGGGCTCGGGGTCTCACTGATCTGCGGGACCTCGATTTATGGTGAGCTGCAGAACGCTTCTGATGTGGTCCAGACTCTCGGTTCTGTTGATACCACGTCGCACAACAATGTCGGCGGGGTCAAAACGTACCGGCCCGGGTGGATTGACACCGGGGAACTCTCAGTAGATATCGGTTACTGCGGGAGTGCCGAACAGGACGCCATAATGACGATGTTCTATGCGAAGACCGTCAGCACATGGACGATTGTCGCCCCCCCGGGTGGAATCGCCAGAGCGTGGTCTTTCACAGGGCACATCTCCAGTTGCGGCACGCCAAAGTTCGACAAGGACGGCAACGCCACGATGTCCTTCAAGGTCAAACAGGATGGGGCAATCACCACGATCTCAACGGCAGTTGTCGGGTTGTCTGCCCTTGCCGTCACTGACCAGGGCACCACCGCGCTCGCTCTTTCCCCGGCATTCTCGGCGACCCATTATGACTACGAGGTCGTCACGGATCTCGCGGACACCGGAGTCTGCATAACTGCAACTGATGCCACGAGCGGAGAGGTCATCTACATCAACAACACGCTCGCAACCACAGCCACACCCACTGCCGCCATCACCATCCCGACCAAAGCGGGATCCACAAAAATGATCCCCGTTGTCATTTTCAAAACCGGGTGCGTGCCCCAGCCCACATGGATCAAGGTTACGCACGGCTACGTATGAGGCGATCCTGAATGCCTGACGAGACGTTCCCCATAGAGATCGAGGGAGAGTCCCTCTCCCTTCGTTTCGAGGATGCTGATGTGAGAGAGATCGAGAAAAACATCTCGCTCTTTGTCGCATTCCACCCGATCAACCGGACCTATGACAACGCTGCCCTGATCCTATGGCGAGGGCTCCGGAGAAAAGACGATGCAGGGAACCTTGTCTATGCTATCCAGCAGGGCCCACCCGGTCAGGCGCTGGCATTTCAGAAAGTCAAGGCGTTCTGCAAGCAGTTCGGTGGCCCGGCTGCGGGGATGCTCATCCTCTATGGCTCATTCCATAAAGGACTCGTCGCGTCCGGGTGGTTCAGCGAACCAAAAGAGGATCCCGCACCGCCCGGCAAACCCGAAGAGGACCACCCAAAAAACTGAGTACGGCCTACGAGGAGGCCAACGAAGAAATCGCGTATGGGCTCTGCGGACTGTTGCCGGAGCAGTTCTACCGGCTCACCCCGGCAGGGTTCTTCAAAATCGTGAAAGGAAAGATGGCCGAAGCAAAGAGGCAACGAGACATCCTCGATGCCCTGAATGCCCGGCAGTGCCTGAACCGGTCAAGGCTGTCAGGCGATGACAAGGCCACCCTGGAGGACTACATGATATACCGAGAAAAGAAGAAAATGACGGCGGACCAGATCGCCCGGGTCATGGATTCGGCCGCCCGGGCCGGAGGACAGCATGACTGACGACGGCATAATGTCCTATTTTGCAAAGATCGGGTTGGACTCGTCGCAATTCCTCGCGGGTATCAGCCAATCGTCCGGAGGAGTCCTGCAGTTCTATCGTGATGTCACCATCAGTATGGGTGCGACCATGCTGATCTTCGATAAGGTCATGCAGTACGGCGGGAAGTTCATCGAACTTGCGAACCAGGCGTCAGAGTTTGTCAGTACTATCGATAAACTCAGTACCACGACCGGGATGAGCGTCGAAGAACTCCAGCGATTCTCCAATGTTGCACGGTATGCCGATTCTGACATTACGACGCTGGCATCATCGATCAACCGGATGCAGATCAATCTCTCGTCACAGACCGCGGAAGGCGACAAGGTCCGAAAGATGCTGGACGATATGAAGGTCTCCTACAAGAACGCCGACGGCAGCCTGAAATCTTCTGCCGAATTGTTCCCGAATATAATCGAGGGGATAAAGGGACTTGGAAGTTCTGCGGATCGCGTTACAGCCGCAAACGCCATTTTCGGCCGATCCTATCAGGAACTGTCCGGGTATCTGAACATGAGCAAGAGCGAGATGCAGGACTATTTCGACTCCGCCAATGTTCTAACCGATGCACAAACCCAAAAATTAAGGGATTACGAGGGTTCGGTAAAAGATTTGAACTCCAGCGTCACTAATCTCTCAAATTCCATCGGGTCTGAACTCGCCCCCTCGTTTACCGAATTCGCCCAGCTCCTGAACGACGCTGCCGGGAATGAAGGAATCACCGCGTTCTTTAGCGATTTAGATGTGTTCCTGACAGATGTCGCACGCGGATTTCACATCATGGGCGCCGAGGCGCAGATCGCATACGATGTTCTCACGTTCAACTCTTCTGCAGCCGACAAAGACAGGAATGCCCTCAGCTCCTGGATTGGTCAAAAAACCCGCGATGACGCGATGAAGGCGGCCGGATATAAGACCGACGGGTACGGGAATGTCCTGGCTGAAGATAAAACCGCGGCGGATAAAAAACTCCAGCAGGACGCCGCAGATGCAGCGGCAACCGCAGAGAAGGATCGGGTCTCGGCCTTGGTTGCAGCATACAAAGAGTATGAGGACGCGATCAAGAAAGTCACCGATGCACAGAAAACCCGGGAAAATCTCACGAAGAATTATGCCGAGGACATGATCGGCACCCTCAGCGATCCCGGGCAGGCCGCCTCGCTCACCAAGAACTACCGGAGGGCGATGGAATCAACGACCGTTGACACCTCGGCTGTTACTGCAGCAGCGACCGAGTACACCAAGATCAAGCATGGTGAGGACCTCTCAAAAATAGCAGGCACCGATCAGTATACCGAGGCGCAGGCGAAGAGTTCCGGGGATCTCATCTTCTATGTGGGTGACAAAAAGGCAGTTCTCCCCGGTGCCGTAGCCCCGGCAGCACCGAAGAAATTCTCCGAATGGCAGCGCACGCTCCAGCAGGCGGGGTACTGAAATGGCATACCCAACATTCGATTCGGTCACAGTTCCCTCTTATCACCTCGACAAGTTGACTCTCGGAGATGCCCTCGAAGCCGTGTTCTCCTGCCGGACCAGCACCTATGGCGATATCCTCGCATTGCAGGCCCTGGCGCCCAGCTCCATCACCATGGACCGGGTATCCGGTGGCAAAACCCGGATCACCGCTCTCGGGGGCACGAAAGCGACCCTTGTGATCAACGGCATCTCGTATTCTAACTGCTACATCGCGGAGATTTCTGGCATCACCGAGGCTCCCAACTCCCTGCCGTTCGATACGTACGGGTTCACGATCAGGTTCGTACAGGAGACGTATTCAGCATCATGACACAAAAACCCATGTACCCGGCCCAGGCCAACAGCCCGGGATTTGTGCTGGCATCGCCCATCTCGGCATCGGATACCGAAATTCTCTTCGAGGATCTGACACGCCTCCTTGCCGCCCCGAACACGCTCGACATCTATACCGATGACAACGACACCACCCCGGAAACCGTGCGGTATACCGCAGACCCGACCGGCAACACCCTCACGGTAGAGCGGGGATTCGAAGGCACTGCGAAACCATTTTCAGCCGGGGCCAAGGCTTTCAGAGAATTCACCGCCTACGATCACAACACCGATATCGCCAACATCGCAGATGCAGCCGCCCATGCCGCCGGGACCGCGTGGTATCAGGGCACCGGGATCCCAAGCTCCGGCACCGGGAACGATGGCGACTTTTACCTGCGAACAAGCACCGATGACCTGTACCTGAAAAGTGCCGGCGCCTGGTCGGTGCTCGTGAATATCAAGGGGGCGACCGGTGGAACGGGGGCCGCAGGCACAGATGGCTCAGTCATATACTCCGGCTCTTCCGCTCCCTCGTCCGGTACCGGTATCAATGGTGATTATTACCTCAACACAACAACGTACGACCTCTACAAGAAAATCTCGGGATCATGGACCGTCCAGTGCAACATTAAGGGGGCAACCGGTCCCACCGGGACAGCCGGGAAAGAAGTCGAGATCCAGAATAACGGTACTTACATCCAATGGCGCTATGTCGGCGACAGCTCGTGGACCAACATCGTAGCGCTTTCCGCACTGAAAGGAGATACCGGAACAGCGGGAACCAATGGGACCGACGGCAAATCAGTAGAAATCCAAAACTCCGGCACCTACATCCAGTGGAGGCTGGTCGGAGATACAACTTGGATCAACATTGTCGCGGTGTCGGCACTCAAGGGAGATAAAGGAGATAAGGGCGATGCCGGGCCCGGTGTTGTCAGCGGCGGCTCCACCGGTCAGGTCCTCGCCAAGAAATCCGCCACCAGCTACGATACCGAATGGGTGGACCCGGCGACAGGCAGCGGCGATGTAGTCGGTCCCGCATCAGCCACGGACGGGGCTATCGTCCTTTTCGACACAACGAGTGGCAAGAAGATCAAGGACTCAGTAAAAACCATCGTTACATCACTCGGCTCCACTGATGCGACGGTCCCGACCAGCAAGGCAGTCAAAGACATCACCGATGGCAAGGCCGCAACCTCCCATTCCCATGCAGAATCCGATGTCACCGGCCTTGTATCCGATCTCTCGACACTTGCCTCGGCAATCTCCGGCAAAGCGGCCGCCTCACATACCCATGCCGAGGGAGATGTCACCGGCCTGACCGCAGACCTTGCAGGCAAAGCATCAAAAACCCAGATCCATCCAATTACGTGGCTGCCACAGCAAATGAACTTTGACAATCCCCCGTCAATGGGGGGCACTGGTGCGACGGTTGTATACGAGAAGCTCAGTAACGGCATCGTTCAGGGCTACATGGAGTTTACCAACACCACGGTCCAGTACGTTTTCCTTGAGGGCATTTTCCCTAAAGATTGGGACGGGGCGGCCGTTGATGTTACTGCATATCTCCGGTGGAAATCCGCCTCGTCAAGCACCAACAAAGTAAAATGGAAAATTTTTGGTAAACGTTTTTCCGGGGGAGCCAGCCGGGACTTTGCAATTTCTGATCTGCTTGCAACCATCGAACAGGCAAACGGGGGCGCCGGGTATCAGAACGAATCTCCCGAGACCACGCTTGCTGATATGGCCGGTTCCGGCAGAAACTTCGTGTTGATGATCACCCGCGATTATGCCACGGAAAGCCCCTCGCTTGCAGCGGCAGCGGGACTGCTATCGGTTGAAATCTACCCCACGAGGACACTCTCATGAGCCTCGATGGGTTTACGATCTCCGGCATTTCCCCGATGCTCACACGGTCGACTTCCGACACCCTCGCGGTGCCGGTGAAAAAGTACACAAGGACGGTGTCATGATGGTAGAAATCAATGGAAAAACCGCCGCGCTGCTCATCGCTGCCGTGGTCATTGTTTCCGGCATCTACGGAAGCACTCAGTACGCAAATGGACAGAACTCCACATTCGGATTAAGCAAGAACTACGTCGATAAAATCAGCCCGCTCGTGGCATCGGCGAACCTCTCCGGCGATAACCCGGAGATAATTGCGGCCGCAAACCAGTGCATCGCCGATATCGAAAAACTCCCTCCGACAGACGATAAAAACGTTACCCGGGCCCGGACCGTCATCCTGTATGGCTGCCGGATGATGTCCAACAAAAATTTTGCCGACGGCTATGACGAGATGATGTACGGGTACAGCCTCCTCAACAACACGACCGTGCACGAGTGATGCCGATGAGAAAACTCATCTTTCTCACCGTCATCCTGACTTTGATGCTCTCCGGGCTGGTCTCGGCCACGCTCGTACAGGGCATCACAAACGGCGGATTTGAGGGCGGATCGTTTTACGGGTGGACCCTCTACGAGAACACCGGGCGCATTTTCACGCAATCGTCCAGCCCGACCCCCCACTCCGGTTCATATGAGGCGAATTTTAACCCGAACCCCGGGAACGCAACGATTTATCAAAATTTCTACGTCGGAAACGATACGCTGGATTTCTACTACCGGGCCAAGACCGGGACGTCTCCAACGTTTACCGTTTGGGGATCCGGCCTGTCATATTCAGATGCCGCACCTCCGACATCTTCATGGGCTCATGGCACGCTGGACGTTAGTTCAAAACGCGGGACAAACATAACCCTATACTTCACGTTTGGAGGAGCAACAAATTGCGGTTATCTCGATGATGTCAGTATCCTGAACACACCTCCGACGCCGCCCGTTACAATTACCATCTCCCCAACAACGGTTGCTCCGGGGTCATCGATCCAACTAAACGACACATCAGGGTGGACCTCCCCGACGTTGTACAATATCTCTTGGGGGGATTCCTCGTGGACGAACGGCACGCAGTCGGGATATAATGAAAATGCCACGCACTCGTTTACCAATCCGGGAACCTACAACGTCGTGTTTTACCTGTCGAATGCCTCCTATTCGCTAGTGAACTCGGCCGGGACTTCGGTGTTTGTTTACAACAACACCCTGTACCTCAACCAGTACATCCAGTACCAGAAATTAGGATTGCACTTCAATACCAGCGGGTTCCCTGACGATTTCGGGCATACAATAGGCAGTGCGTCTGCGACGTTAAATACCGCTGTATATAAATATGGAGGCGGATCGGTATCGACAACCGCCGGGCATTATGTTTATGTTAATTCCGGCGCTCAGGATTGCGCGTGGGGTACGGAGAATTTTACTATAGTCGGGTACGTTAATGCAACGTCTTACGCAGGGACAAATATCTTATGGGATCAGCGTCCTGTGAGTGGAGGCGGAGCATATCCTACTATATGGGTCGGGTCGACTGGTATCCTATATTACACCGAGGGGGGATCAATCCAAATTACTGGTACCCACGCACTCCCGACAGGATCGCAGTCTCAGGTGATAGTTCAGCGTGTGAATGGTAATCTTTCTCAATACGTTAACGGGGTGTATGACGGCTCATGGGCAGATTCGACTAATTATCTAGCGACAACAGGTACACCATTCATTGGCGGGGATTCCAACAGTCCCGGATCGTACGGATTTATCGGGAGTATGGATGAGTGGAACGCATGGAACTATGCGATTCCGATTTCGGAACTGACCTCTCAGAACACTGAAACCAATACCCCGATGTCGTCATCTATATCGGCATCATTTTTGACGAACCTATCAAGCCCGGTCATCGCGCCGGTCACCGTTCAATTCAATGACACCTCGACCGGATCGCCGACATCGTGGAATTACTCGTACCGGAACGCCACACCCGGGAACAATACTCAGATCTGGTGGACCACCTCTCAAAACCCGGTCCTGACATTCGGGTTGGGTAATTTTGCCATAATCCTGAATGCCTCGACATCAACGGCATACGGGATTTCCGGGATTACGTGGATCAACACCACCACCGGATTAAACGGGATCGGCGACAGCCTGACACGAGCCACCGGGGGCGACTCATTACCCTCCGACGGTTCCGGGTGTTACATCAATCAAATGGCCGCCACACACATGCCAACGGCATATGTAACTCACAATAGCAATGGCGGGGGGTGGACCACCGCGGATGGGCTTGCAAACATAACCTCGTTGTTCCACCCCGGGTTTAATTTCATCTGGCTTGGATTCAACGACGCCTCGGCAGGAATTGATGCAAACACCTCGGCATCAAACCTGGAAGCAACCTGCGATTATGTTACAGCTCACGGCGGGATATGCATTATTATGGGCAAACCCATGGCCGTCGATCTCGGCGATGGCGGGTGGACGAACGCCACAAACCAGCACAACAATATTACCGTCGTTAAGAACCGGCTCGCCGCAGATGGATACTGGTACATCCCGGTGTGGGATTATGTCGACAGTACACCAAACGATGGGATTGCCGAACTTGCAAACACGTCGTTCATGTACGATAATCAACATCAAAACCTCGCCGGTCATACAGCAATCGCCGAAGGGGTCTGGAACTGGCTCCAGACTCGTTATTACGGTCCGATAGCCGTTTCCTCCCTGAGTCGGAACACCCTGCCGGTTGGCGAGTACACATGGTACAATGATACCTCGCTAAACTCCCCGATATCGTGGTATTGGACCTTTGGAGATGGCACAACATCGACGACAAGGAACGGCTCGCACACCTATTACCGGCGCGGGATCTTTAACGTCTCGTCGAACGTCAGCAATTCGTACAGTTACAACGTCAGCTACAACATCGAGAGG